GCAGTAAAGCCAGAAGAAGACTTTGTAATATCCGCAAAAGATTATATAAGAGCAAGTTTACTCGGTGATATACATGCAATAGTACATAGCCATCCGGATGTAAGCTGTGAGCCTAGTGAAAGCGATATAAAGACGAGTGACTTTTTAGGTATACCATATATTATTTACTCTTTACCTAGCATGGAAAAATATGAGTATACACCAAAAAATGTAAGAAATAAATTACTTGGTAGAGATTATGAGTTTGGACAGAGCGATTGCTATTCTCTAGTAAGAGATTATTATAAACAAGAATTAGATTTAACACTACCAACAATACTATTTGAAGATGATTGGTGGGATAAAGGATTAAACTACTTTGATGACTTATTCCAGAACTTTGGATTTGTAGAAGTAGAAAAACCGCAGGAGCACGATGGAATTATTTTTAGCGTGTTTTGTAATGTCCCAAATCATTGCGGGGTTTATTTAGGGGAAGATTTATTTCTTCACCATGCAGTAAATAGGCTTTCATGTAGAGAATCCATACACTCCGGTTGGGGTCAGCATATAGTGAGATACGTAAGATGCAAACAGTTTATTTAAATGGGGGTCTATCTCAGTTCGGAGAAAAATGGACAACGGAGTGTAAGGATATAGCAAGTATCTTTAAACTCATAGAGTGCCAAACTCCTGGGTTTAGAAAATACTTAACTGATGCAGTAGAAGCTGACGTAGGTTTTGAGATACAAAGAGGTTCTGAATTTTTAGAAAATCCAGAAGAGCTTCTTCTTTCTTTAAACGAGGAAGATATTATTATCACAGAAGTGCCTTCAGGTTCTAAAAGTGGTGGGGCAAAAATATTGGCTGCTATAGCTATAATGATTGTAGCTCCTCACATCGCCTACGCCGTTGGCACAAGTGGTGGTGGTTCCGCTGCAACAGCAGCAGCAGCTTCAGGTACAGGTTTTGCTAATGCAGCAGCCTATTCTGCTGTTATGAAAACAGCCACGGCTATAGCAGTAAATTTAGCTATTCAAGGTGTCACACAACTTCTCGCTCCAGGGCCTGAAACTGAGCCCGATAAAAACGATAGCTATCTGTTTAGTGGTCCTAGCAATAATGGTAGGCAGGGAGTACCCGTACCCATTCTATATGGAGAATTGATAGTAGGTGGAATGCCTATTAGTTCTTTTTACTCTAATTCTCCTTTTAGATCTTCTTTTAGAAACTTCGAGGCACTAGGAGGAACCGCGGGTACAGAAGGGCAAGTATATACAGATGTCAATGGAAACAACCTAGTTTGGCTTGATGCAGTAAAAGATTTCATAAACCTGAGCGATATAGACGCTATTTATAGTTAAAGGGAAAAAAAGATGATAAATGGAAATATCGGAGGTGGGCCTAACGGCGCCAACGGCTCTGCTGCAGGAACCAGAAGAGATACCGAGAATCAATACGGGTCTATAACGGATCTAATTGCTGAAGGAGAGATAGAAGGTTTAGTGGCCGGTTTATCCTCCGTATATTTTAATGGAGTATCTTTAGTAGATACTCAAACCTTTCAAAATATACAGTCTAGAGCGGGTAAACTGTCAGTTTCCGGCACTGCGGTAACTAACGCTGCAGGGTTGTTTTCTAACGTAAATTTATCAAACGGAGTTAGGTATATTCAAATAAAGGGGGCCGGACGCTCTACTACCCTCTCTGCCTCTGCCGAAAAGGGGCAGCAAGAAATATCTGTAGCTACTAATAACTTTTTTCAGGAAAAACATACTAAAGATTTTCAAAATTTAAGCCCTGCAAATATAAATGATAATGTAAAATACACTATTAGGATACCTGGAGCAGGTCCCGACGGTGAAGAGTATAGAGGTGTTATTACTTCTTTTTTCGGCACCAACGAAGAAAAAGCTTCTATCTACCCTTCAATAGAAACAACTGTTAATTCAGGAACAGCCGTTTCTATAGATGAAGTCTCTAGACTCTCCTCTGTAACAGATGAAAATTCCGCGACTCTTGACTCGGCTGTAGAGACTAATGTCACTAATGCTACCGCAATACTTTCGTATTCAATAGTTTCTACGACTACAGGAACAGGTAACTTAACTTATAAAAATTCTTTTGCTCATTTAAAGCGGGGTAGTTTAAATCAACTCCCCTATAATGAGTTATACGGAATTCCTTCAGCTTCTTATATTCTGGGATCTAATCAAGATTTAACCTGGTACGGTAACGGGGTAGGAGGCACAGCTTCTGCTACTATAGTACAGTCTTCAGCATTTTCCTTCGGACAAAACTCTAAAGAAGAGATTGACGAACTAAAAGTTCAAATTGAGTTTCCTGCTGGCCTACAATTAATTGGCGGCACTGGAGAGTCTAGGTACGCTCATGCAGAATTCCAAATTATTTTACAGTACAAAACTTCTCCTAATCAAGCTAGTTTTACTAAACGACTTGTGTGGGGTAATGATTATGGTGGCTCTGAGTTTATAGATTCTTTAAAGTCTGGGCAACTACATTTCTGGAATGTAGGCGATGGTGAAACCTCCAACAGCTACGATAAATTCGATCAGTATAAAGATTTCTACATGCGAAGTAAGGATGCTAGATACCGAGCAAGCACTCCTTCAGGAGAGAGCGGTAGAGCACTCATACAGAAGAAGGGTCAAAATACTGCATTTGTATCTGAATTTTCTATAAGTCTAAAAGATTTACAACCTTTACATGATTGGCAGATAGAAGTAAGAAGAATTAGCCCAGACAATGTAAGAGATTATACTTACGCTAATAATAGTTTTATCTCCTCTGCTAGACTAAAACTAGTAGAGGCTATTATTGAAGAAAAATTTTCATTTCCGAGAAGTGCTTATGCAGTTGTAGGTTTTGCAGCAGAGGATTTCGCGCAGCCTCCTAGCCGGGCATACCATTTACGCGGAAAGAAAATAAGAATTCCGAATAACTATTTTACTAGGGAAGAGCTCGGCACATATCAAGCAGAATATACTAGAAACACTAGTACCGGGGTATTAGAATCTGCCTATCAACCTTGGACAGGAGGGTTCCGTCAAGAATTAGTTTATACTAATAATCCTGCTTGGGTATTTTATGATATTCTTACCAATAAAGAATATGGTCTTGGAGACTTTATTCAAGATAGTGATATAGATATTTACTCTTTGTATCAAATTGCTAGATATTGTGACGAAGTAGTTCCTGACGGGAAAGGAGGACTAGAACCTCGATTTGCTTGTAATGTATATTTAAATTCTCAAGAAGAAAGCTACAAAGTATTAAAAGACCTTGCGAGTACTTTTAGATCTATGATGTTTTGGATTGACGGAAAAATAACCGCTATTCAAGATAAACCGAAAGAACCTGTGTATACTTTTACTCAAGGTAACGTAGAAGATGGATTGTTTAACTATTCCTACACGGGACAAAGAGCAAGAACTAATCAGGTTAATGCAACTTGGACAGACCCTGATCAATTTTATGCTCAAACAACAATTACTGTAGATGACACTGCCAACATGATTTCTCAGGGTAGGATTGTGTCCAAAGACGTAGTAGCTTTTGGTTGTACTTCAGAAGGGCAGGCAAGAAGACTTGCTGCATGGCACTTAGCAACAGATACTACAGAAACAGAAATTGTTAGTTTTACAACGTCTATGAATGCTTCATTTTTACGTCCAGGGGACGTTATAAATATACAGGATAGGCAGTCCGTAAACTTTGAAGCTAGTGGTAGATTATCCACTGGGTCTACTACTACTTCTATAGTATTGGATAGAACCGTAGATTTTCCTGGGTCTGGTACTCTAGGGACGGGGTGTAATTTATACTTAATTTTTACAGAACCATCATTTTTCCTTCAGCAAGAAACTGCAACTATAAATAGTCAGACATACTCTAGAGGGGCCGTTCTTCTCGAAGATAAGGATGCGAACCCATTAATATCTGAAGAACAAGGAATAAACTTACTCGATGATTCCGGAGATGTAGTATTAGTACAGTATAATAAAAATTCAAGGGTAGAAGTAAAAGCAATCACTAATTCTACTACTTCTGCTTCTACGATTTCTGTTTCAGGAGCCTTTTCAACTGCTCCCGCCCAAGACACTATTTGGGCTATTAGCAGAGAAGACGATGTCAACTCTCCGGAAATTAGAGAATTTAGAATAGCTGGTATCACGGAAGAAGACGGATTTAAGTATTCTATTGCCGCTACGCAGTATACTAGAGAGAAATTCGATGAGATAGATATAGACTCTCCTGTTTATACGACTACTTATGTATCCGAAGCAGGAAGAAATTCCCCTCCTCCTGCTGTAGCCAGTATTTCTATAGAGTTAGTAACTGATGGTTCTTCTTCAGAGGAAGCTTCGGGTACTGCTACGAAAGCCAGAATTAGTTGGACCCCCGCCGTAGAATCTTATACAGACTCAAATGGGTTAGTAAGTACTAGACCTTACAGATTCTTAAAAGGATATGAGGTAGTACATAATTTAACTACTACTAATAATTCTATATATGCGGACGATACAGCTAGGGTATTTGTTCCTGCATCGAGTAACGTACTAGAAATTGATAACGTTTCTGCGGGAACTTATACAGTAGGTATTATAACGAAAAGTGACTCGGAACCCTCTACTAATTCTGTCACTACTTCAGTTACTAGAACTATATTTACAGCTCCCCCTCAAGTAAGTAAGCTTAGCAGGCTATCAAAAGGTGGATTTATTACATCCCCGATTTCCTTCAACTCCTCTACTGCATTAGTGGTGTTGGAAAATGCTATTTATAGCTATTCTCCTCCTTCAGGTATCGACTACTTTTCTACTGCTGGTAGTCCTTTATTTAATCAACAGAGTTTTATTTCTTTAGCAGATGGGGGAGTTGCGTATTTATTATATGATGCTTCTTCCGCTGAAAGTGGTGGAGATCCTTGGAAAGCAATTCAACTACATATTGATAATATAGCCGAAGACCCTAGCTCCAACATTACTAGAACTACTTATGTAAAAGAATTGGGTGCTTCTAATAATGGGCTTACTGCTATCTCTGGTACAGTTGAAACATTCTTTGGCTCTGATACTATCACTGGGTCAGGAACTTCGTTCACAACGGATTTCTCTGTAGGTGATTTTATTAAAGTTTCTTCCGGATCTGCTGCTGGTACAGAAGTAGCCTCTTCTGAATATAGAGAAATTGTAGAAATTTTCAGCAACACCGCCATGACAGTAAAGTTTCCTTTTCTACGTACCCAAAGCGGGGTTTATGGTTTTAAACAAACTTTTGTGCCAGATATATCAAAAGACGTTATTCTCGCGGAAATAAGTAGGTCGGGTAGTGTTTACTCAGCGGATATCTATGTACAAACTAAAGGTGATGATGGTTATGTAGTAAACTTTACAAATGAAGCTGTAAGTCTTGCTGCTGGAATAGATGAAACGGTTAGTCCTATTGAGTTTCCTGTTGATGGTTACACTAATACTGGAACTGTTGTTAAAGTTAGTAAAGGCTCCACCCTTCTTTCCGCTACTTCAGGAATTCCAGGTCCAGGAGAATTTAATGTAACTGTCAATGCTGTAACTAATATTGTAGCTGGTGCTATAACACATTCTGGGACTACTGCTACTGTAGCCGAAGCTAGCACCATGTCAGATACTCAAGACGAAGCTTCTATTGAGTTTTTAATTAGTGTAGAAGGCTTAGTAACTTTCACAAAACAACAGACATTTACAAAAGCTATTCGTGGGAAACGAGGTGCTGGTCGTTGGAATGTTCCAGTATCTACTTTACCTTCTACTTCTTCTTTAGCTGAAGCGGCTTGGCAAGCCTGGGCAAATAGTCCAGGAGCCGCAGTTTATAAAGATCAAGCCTGGTTTTTTCTAGGTACAGAAGCTTCTCCTACAGCACAAGCAGTATGGGTTTATGTAGGCTCTGGAACCTGGACCCAGCAAAATGAAATAGTAGATGGCTCTTTATTAATAAGTGGTTCCGTTGAAACTGGAAGTTTAGCTGCTGGTTCAATTACTACAGGCAAGTTAGCTGCTAATTCTGTTGTTACGGATACTATCGCATCTAATTCTGTTGTTACGAGTACTATTGCATCTAACTCCATTATTACAAATAGTATTGTGTCTAACTCTGTTATTGCGGATACTATTGCTGCTAATTCTGTCACTACAGACATTTTACAGGCTAATTCTGTTATTGCGGATACTATTTCGGCTAATTCTGTCACTACAGACATTTTACAGGCTAATTCTGTTATTACAGATACTATTTCTGCTAATTCTGTCACTACAGACATTTTACAGGCTAATTCTGTTATTACAGATACTATTTCTGCTAATTCTGTCACATCAAAAACTATTGCTGCAGAGTCAGTTACTACTAATTCTCTTGTATCGAATGCTATTAATTCTAATATTTTGCAATCCAATTCTGTTGAAGCAAACACTATTGCTTCCAACGCAATCACCTCTAGGCATATTTCTTCTGGGTCTATTACTACAGAAACACTTGACGCTTTTTTAATTACCACAGAAAAACTTGCTGCTAATGCTGTTAACGCCGACAAGATTGCTGCTAACTCTATTACTACAAATGAGCTTATAGCAAATTCTGTTTTTGCTGAAAACATTGTAGCTAATACTATTACCACCGAGCTTCTTGCCGCAAATTCTATTACAACCAACAGAATTGCTGCTAATCAAATTAACTCTGATAAGATTGCTGCTAACTCTATTACTACTAATTTGATTGCTGCTAATCAAATCACTACAAACTCAATTGCAGCTAACTCTATTACTTCTGACTCTTTGGCGACTAACTCAGTTAATGCGGATACTATTGCATCTAACTCTATAACAACTCTAGAATTAACTGTTGGGGCAGTCACTGCTGATACTATTGCTGCCAACGCGATTACTAGTAATAAAATTGCGGCAAATGCAATTACTGTAGAGGAGTTATCCGCTAATTCTGTTACTGCCAACACTATAGCAGCTAATTCTATCACTGCCGATAGTGTTAGTGCAAACTCTATTGTTGCTACTTTATTAAATGCTAATAAGATTAACACCAATGATATTGCAGCAAACGGAGTCACTGCTGATATTATTGCTGCAAATTCGGTTAGGACTACTGAAATCGCTGCAAATTCGGTCAATGCTAGTAAAATCGTATCAAATTCGATAACAACAGAGTTATTAGCAGCTAATTCTATAACCGCTAATAATCTAGCGGCTAATTCTGTTACTGCCAACACTATAGCAGCTAATTCTATCACTGCGGATAGTGTTAGTGCAAACTCTATTGTTGCTACTTTATTAAACGCCCAGAAAGTTTTTGCGGATGATGTATCTGTTAATAGTCTTGCAGCCGTATCAGCAAACATCGGAGACATTACGGCAGGTACCCTAAAGGGCGGAAACATTCCAGAAGCTAATTCTGCTCCTACCTCCGGAGAGGCTGGAGCATTCTTAGACTTAACCGCTGGGAAAATGATCTTTGGTAATGACTCAAAGTATGTGTGGTTTGACGGAACTGACCTAATTCTTTCTGGAGTAACTATTGATGCAAACTCTATTGTCAATGCATCTGCCTCTATGCAGGTCCAAGATAATGGAGGTACTGCGACAGAGGTCGATGATTTAAACTTTGGAACTAATTTGGGTGTAACTATTTCAGGAACCGATCCTGTTATAGCTACTATTGATGGTTTATCAGATTCTGAGATAAGAGGTTTATTCTCTGGAGGCACTGGAATAACATTATCTACAGGCTCTTTTAGTTTAGATTTTTCTGAGTTAGCCGACATGGTAGCAGATGTGGCTGCCACCACAGAATTTATATTACAAAACGGTACTATAGAGAGTAGGAAACCCGCAAGCGAGATTAAATTAAGCGTATTTAATAATGATGCTAATTTTAGCAGCACTACAGGTACAGTTACTTCAGTAGCAACTACAGGCTCAGTAAATGGTATTACCCTTACAGGTACAGTTACCTCTTCAGGTACTCTTACTCTTGGAGGCGCTTTAAGCGGGATTACCGTATCTCAATTAGCGGATGCCGCTTATCAGACTAGTGCAGAAGCTTTTGTAGATAATGATACTTCATTAATGACTTCAGCGGCTATTGAAGACAAAATACTGGCTTATGGTTATTCTACAACTACAGGTACAGTTACTTCAGTAGCAACTACAGGCTCAGTAAACGGTATTACCCTTACTGGAGGTACAATTACTGGCTCAGGTACTCTTACTCTTGGAGGCGCTTTAAGCGGGATTACCGTATCTCAATTAGCGAATGCCGCTTATCAGACTAGTGCAGAAGCTTTTGCAGATAATGATACTTCATTAATGACTTCAGCGGCTATTAATGATCGCATATTAGCCATAAGTAGTA